GAACAAAATGATTGTTGGCAACAATAATTTCCTGTGCACATATTTCAACCGGGAGCGGTCTGTATAAAAACGGATGATTTCAGCAAATCCGTCTTTTCTTCTTCCATGGCTGACTCGTTACCTACCAGTTTAGATGATTATTGTAAAGTGTTTCGAGTATCCTTCTTTGATGTTCGTTTGCAATGTGTATTTTGTAAGCGTTTTCTATGTTTGCAAGAGTTAGCAGATTTTCATGTTAAACATTTAAGTTTAATTTGGACAGGGTGTTCTTGTTATAGTAGCTGTAGTAATTGTTTAAAGTTAATTGCAAAATATGAATTTGAAAATCATTGTCAATGTACTGTAAAAAGTGACTTGTTTGAAGATGTTGTTAATAAGAAGCTTAAAGATGTTATTGTAAGATGTTTGTATTGCTATAAATTGCTTGATTTTATTGAAAAATTTGATTGTTGTTGCAGAGGCTTAGATTTTTCTCTTGTAAGAGGTCATTGGAGAAACTGTTGCAGAATTTGTATAAGACAAATATGATTGGAAATAGACCTGACATAAAAGATATTGAATTAGATTTGCATGCTTTAGTACTACCTGCAAATTTACTTAGTGAAGAGTCTTTGTCACCAGATAGTGAGGCTGAAGAAGAGGAGGAGCATAGCCCTTATAGAGTAGACACCTGTTGCAAGTCTTGTGGAACAGGTGTACGTTTATGTGTATTTGCTACACAACTGGCCATCAGAACACTTCAACAATTATTGACCCAAGAATTGAGTTTGGTTTGCCCTGGGTGTTCCAGGAATCTTTTTCATCATGGGAGACTCTGATAAAGGTACTGTGCCTAATTTAAAAGTTTCTGGTAGTTGGTACTTAATTGATGAAGCAGAATGCTTAGAAAGTTTAGATACAATGGAAGAGTTATTTGACAATAGTACTGATGGTTCGGATATTTCAAATTTAATAGATGATGTGGATAACTGTAGTCAGGGAAATTCCCTGGCATTGTTTAATGAACAGTTAGTGCAAGATTCCAATAACGCTGTTGCAGCCCTAAAACGAAAGTTAGTTGGTTCTCCAGTACAAACGGTAGCAGAATTGAGCCCGCGATTGGAAGCTGTATCTATCTCTCCTCAAAAACCACAAAGCAAAAGACGATTGTTTGGGGACAGTGGCATAGTAGAAGATGAAGCTGAAAATACTTTTGAACAGGTAGTAGATCATATAGAATTAAGCAATGAAAGCGCTGATAATACTGAAAATTCGCCAGTTGATTTGACACAAATGCTGAATAGTAGCAATTATAAAGCTGTTTTGTATAGTAAATGTAAAGAAAAATATGGTGTCTCGTTTACAGACTTGACTAGACAATTTAAAAGCAGCAAAACATGTTCTAACCAGTGGGTTATATTTGTACATGCAATTAGAAGTGAATTGTTAGAAGCCTCAAAATTGTTGCTACAACAGCAATGTGAATTTTTGCAAACTATAATTTATGATTTTGATAGTATATATTTGACGTTTTTCAAAAGTGCTAAAAACAGAGAAACAGTGCAAAAGCTGTTTTGTAACATGTTAAACTGTACTGAATTCCAAATGATTTGCAATCCTCCTAGAACTCGTAGCGCACCAGTTGCCATTTTCTTCTTTCAAAAAGGTTTTTCTAATGTTTCCTTTAAGTTCGGTGATTATCCAGAATGGATAAAAAAACAAACTATGCTTAGTCATGAGTCAGCAGCAGCTGCAGAAACTTTTGAACTATGTCAAATGATACAATGGTGTTATGATCACAACTATATGGAGGAATCTATTATTGTTTACAGATATGCACAAGAAGCAGATGTTGATGCAAATGCAGCAGCATTTTTAAAAAGTAATAATCAAGCAAAGTATGTAAGGGATGCATGTATGATGGTAAGGCATTATAAGAGACAAGAAATGAGAGAACTTTCAATGTCAGATTGGATTTGGAAATGTTCTGAAGAATGTGCTGAGGATTCAGATTGGAGAATAATTCCTCAGTTTTTGAAATATCAAGGAGTAAACTTTGTCAGTTTTTTAACAGTTTTAAGAACATTTTTTAAAGGTATTCCAAAAAAGCAATGTATTGTGTTTTATGGACCACCAGATACAGGCAAATCGTATTTTTGTAACACTCTTTGTAAGTTTTTGAAAGGAAAGGTGATTTCATTTATGAATAGAGCTAGTCACTTTTGGTTACAACCTCTTTTAGAAGCTAAATTAGGTTATTTAGATGATGCTACCTTTGCTTGCTGGAGTTTTATAGATGTTAATATGAGAAATGCATTAGATGGGAATGAAGTCTGTATTGACTCAAAACATAAAAATCCACAACAGTTGAAATTACCACCCATGTTAGTAACAACTAATGTTGATGTAGCAAAGGAACCTACATTACTTTATCTAAGAAGTAGATTACAGATATTTGAATTTCCTAACAAATTACCATTTAATGAGGATGGATCATTAGTTTATGAAATAACTAATGCCACCTGGACATGTTTTTTTAGAAAACTCGCCACACAAATAGACCTGTCCCCCAAGGAAGAGCTACAGGATGAATCAGGCCGATCTGACAGTTCGTTTCGATGCACTGCAGGAAAGGTTAATGACTCTTTATGAAGAGGGACGCAAAACTATTGATGCACAAATTGAATATTGGCAACTAATAAGGAAAGAAAGTGTATTAATGTACTATGGCAGAAAGGAAGGATTTAAAAATTTTGGCCTACAACCTTTACCAGCCTTAACAGTATCAGAGTATAAAGCCAAAGAGGCAATACGACAAGTTCTTTTACTTAAAAGCTTAAAAAACTCTGTATTTGGCAATGAAGAATGGACATTACCTGAAACAAGTGCTGAACTAACATATACAGCACCTAGAAATACTTTTAAAAAGGATCCATATACTGTAGATGTATGGTTTGACCATAATCCTGACAATTCCTTTCCTTACACTAATTGGAACAAAATATATTTTCAAGGTGATCATGATAATTGGCATAGAGCAGCTGGAAAAGTTGATATTAATGGACTCTATTTTGAGGATGCAAACGGGGACAAAAGTTATTTTGTTGTGTTTGCATCAGATGCCCAAAGATATGGTACTACTGGAGAATGGACAGTACATTATAAAAATGAAACAATTTCTTCCACTTCTCTTAGTTCTCAAAGGTCGCTCTCCACCATCTCTTCTCAAGGATCAGTCAGTTCCTCCAGGGACTCCATTCCTGCCAAGAAGGGTCAGTCTACCAGACGACACCAGAGCGAAGAGGGAATTGCTGACAGCTCATCATCATCAACCTCCTCGTCGCCGTCTGCAGTACGACGAGGACGAAGAAGACCCCAACAAGGAGAACACACCTCCAGAGGTGGTGGAACAAGAGCGAAGAGACAACGAACGGAAGAAGTTTCTACTACAGTATCTCCTGACGAAGTTGGAAGAGGAAATACAAGTGTTCCAAGAACAAATCTTACACGACTTGAACGACTTGCGAAAGAAGCTCGAGATCCCCCAATAGTACTAATTAAAGGTCGATCTAATCCTCTTAAATGCTGGAGATATAGATGTGAAAAACATTGTGATCTGTATGACAGAATCAGTACTGTTTTTAAATGGGTTAATAGTACTAATGATTGTAATATGCATAGATTGCTTATTTCTTTTAAAAATCAAAACCAGAGATCTATGTTTTTAAAGTTTGTTAATTTGCCAAAAGGCTGTACCTTTTCTTTGGGTAGTTTAGACTCTATATAACTGTAATAATGAATGGTTCCAGAAAAAGAAGTAGAAGGGCTGCTGTAGAAGATTTATATAAAAGCTGTCGTATGGGTGGTGACTGTTTACCTGATGTAGTTAATAAAGTTGAAGGGAAAACTCTTGCTGATATTCTTTTACAAGCCTTTGGTAGTATAATATTTTTAGGGAATTTGGGAATTGGAAGTGGCAAAGGGTCAGCTGGTGTTGTGGGTTCACGACCTATTCCTGAAACAATTGCACCGACTCGACCTACTACAGTTAGACCTAGCACAAGACCTACACGACCGTTTTCGGTTCCTTTAGATCCTATAGGATCAGGGAGGCCCATTGATCCAGCAGGTGCAAGCAGGCCCATAGATGTTGTAGATCCTTCCAATTCTGCTATAGTACCTCTATCAGAAATTACCCCTGACACTGTTATTACTATTGATCAACCAGAAATTACTGTAATTAATCCTTCACTGGATCCTGTGACAGACACAACTTCTATATCTAGTCATCCAACAGTTATTCAAGGTAGCGGTGACACTTTAGCTGTTCTTAATGTTTCTCAAGTAGATCCTCCAGTAAATAGAGTTGTTTATCAAACTCCAGCAATAACACATTTTTCTGTTACATTAGAAAGTTCTTCTGGACATATTAATCCAGACTATAATGTATTTGTAGACCCTTTAGGTTTTGCAGAAAATATTGTGTTTGGAGAAGAAATTCCTTTAGATCCAATTAATCCCAGGGCACAATTTGAAATTGAAGAACCCCAACCTACAAGTAGTACACCTTTAGACAGAGTTCAGAGAGTACTAACTAGAGCCCGCCATTTTTATGGGCGTCACATTCAGCAAGTTTCAACAAGAAATCCAGACTTTCTAGGAAGGCCTTCCCGCGCAATACAGTTTGAATTTGAAAATGCCGCCCTTGACCCCGAGGTAACATTAGAGTTTTTACAAGATGTAGATGAAGTCACTGCAGCACCAGATCCAGACTTTGCAGACATTAAAAGGTTAGGGCGACCTAGTTATTCAACCACACCTGGAGGAACTGTAAGAGTCAGCAGGCTAGGAAGTAGAGCTGGTGTCACTACAAGAAGAGGCACATTGTTAAGTCAGGATGTTCATTTTTATTATGATGTAAGCAACATAGCTCATCCTGAGGAAATTGAGATGTCAGTCATTGGGGAATCTAGTACATCGTTTAATACAGTGAACCCAAACACTATAAGTACAAACGTTGACAGTCTGTCAGCTTCAAATACATTTTATCAAGATGAAGATTTAGTAGATTCCTACTTTGAAAATTTTGATAATGCTCACTTATTAATTAATGGTACAGATGAGGAAGGTGACAGGTTTGAGATACCAACTATACCATCAGGCTCTTCTATAAAAGTTTTTATACACGATGTGGGAAATGATATTTTTGTAACAGCACCTAATACCAATACAGGTATACCGTTTGTGGTTCCTAACATACCATATGAACCAATACAGCCATCATTTGGAGTAGATGTGTATTCAGATGATTTTTATTTACATCCAGGTTTATACCATAAAAAAAAAAAAGAGACGAATCGAATATTTCTAATGTTTTGCAGATGTCCTTATGGATGCAGACCACTGGAAAACTGTATCTTCCACCTCAAAAGCCAGTTGCTAAAGTGCTGAATACGGATGATTTTATTAAAAGAACTGGATATTACTTTCATGGAGGCACAGAACGGTTGCTTATGGTTGGGCATCCTTACTATGATGTAATGGATACTGTAGACGATGAAAAGGTTGCAGTTCCTAAGGTTTCTGCTCAACAATTTAGAGTATTACGCTTAAGACTTCCAGATCCTAATAAATTTGCTATCGCAGATGAAAAAATATTTAATCCTGAGAAAGAAAGATTAGTATGGCGATTAACAGGATTAGAAATAGGTAGAGGTGGACCTCTGGGAATTAGCCCTACAGGACATCCTCTCTTTAATAAATATACAGATACAGAAAATCCCAATACATATCCCACTAAACAGGATGAAAATAATGATTATAGACAAGATATTTCTGTTGATCCTAAACAAATTCAAATGTTTATTGTTGGTTGTACTCCAGCAACAGGAGAATATTGGGATGTTACAAAACCATGTAAAGATAGGCCTTTGAATAATGGAGATTGTCCTCCTATTGAATTATTTCACACTTACATTCAAGATGGTGATATGTGTGAATTTGGATTTGGAAATGCAAACTTTGAGTCTTTTCAACAAGACAGAGCTGGTGTACCTTTAGAATTAACTAATGAAACAGCTCTTTGGCCTGATTTTCTAAAAATGACCAAAGATATTTATGGAGATCAAGTATTTTTTTACAGTAAACGAGAACAGCTATATGCAAGGCATTATTTTGCAAAAGCTGGTGTTGATGGAGATGCATTACCACCAACAAGCTATTTGAATCCAGATGATGGAAAACCTCAGAAAGATTTAGGACCTTATTCTTATTACAGTACACCTAGTGGGTCTTTGGTGTCCAGTGATTCCAATATGTTCAACAGACCTTATTGGTTACACAGAGCTTTAGGAGCCAACAATGGTATACTTTGGGGTAACCAATGTTTTATAACAGTGGTAGATAATACTAGAAACATAAATTTTGGTTTGTCTATTTACAAACAACAAGCAAACATGACAAATGAATATAAATATAAATCAGGCGATTTTAGAAATTATTTAAGACATGTGGAGGAATATGAAGTAGAAATTATAGTAGAACTTTGCAAAGTACCATTAGATCCAGATGTTTTAGCTCATATTAATGTAATGAATCCACGCATTTTAGATGAATGGGAACTTGCCTTTGTACCTCCACCACCTCAGGGAATAGAAGATAGTTACAGATATATTTTATCATTAGCTACAAAATGTCCTGCAGATGTTATTCCAGCAGAAAAGCCTGACCCATGGGACAAATACACATTTTGGGAAATAGATATGACAGAGAAACTGTCTGCTGAACTATCTCAGTTTTCTTTAGGTAAGAGGTTTTTATATCAATCCGGATTGTTAAAAAACAAGCGAATAAGAGATAGTGATGATATTGGCGAAACTCGTCGTTCTGTGAAGCGCAAAAGACGAAACTAATGTATGTGAATCTCAGTTATAACTGTGAACCTTTGTGGTCATTTCAATTAATTACTGTGAATCTTTAAACTTGAATGTAAGTTATGTTGTGGTGCATATGAAGGAATGTCTCTACAAATAAATCTGCAAACTTGCAATAATAATGAGTCACGTATATTTTATTTTTCAACCGCACCTATTAATCATTTTGAGAGTATAAAGCCAAGCCAACATACCCTGAAGCCATTTGCACTTATCTTCTGTCAGTACAACGATCGCCTTTTGGACATTCACCAACCGTTTACGGTTCCTAAAGGCGCCAAAACTTTGGCAGCAACCGATAACGGTCGATTGATATCATCAGCAAGGTAGGTGCAAGTTCAAACAAAAGGCAATGAGTCAAATACGCCAGCAACCGGTAGCGGTTCTCTGTGGTGCCAAACACAGCTCTATATCTTTG